CACCGCAGTCTACCAACTGATGTGTATTGGGTACGAGCTGAAGCAGAAGGCTTGCCAGAAGATAAAAAATATGTCAAATTATGTTCAGATTGTTTGTATGATGCAAGTAAATCAAATGAGGTTGAAGCTATATTTAAGGATGGTAAACCATGGATTCCTGAACAATCGGGAATGTTTTTCATCCGCAGTAAGTTAGGAGAAACAGATGAGCAAATTTCCGATTGATAGGACACGCCCAAGTGATGCGTTTGTAGCAAGAATTCTTAATGATAAAGAAAAAGGATTGACTGCTAAACAAATACAATCTTTTCATGGACTTACACCTAATCAGTATAAATATATCGTGTATACGCTCGGCAAAAAATTAAATAAAAAGAGTGCTAATTTTAGGTCAACTAAATCTGCTCAATCGGAAGCCGTGACTGTGCTTTCTGCATCAGGGGCAAGTGCCGATGTTTGGGAGTGGGAACGCCAGAAAGAAAAATCTTTTTGGAAAAGACTTGTGTCAAAAATTTTTTCTTGGTATCGTAAATAAGCATAAGCTCACCTCCCAAGTTGTATGCTCTCACTGTAACCCCCTGATTCCACCTTTCTGGTCAGGGGGTCTTTTTGTATATTATATGGACTTTGCTATATAGGGGGGAATAATGGATAGGACTGTTTTTGTTTTTAGAGATTTAATAATATACAATATCTCACTATCCCCATATATTCAATGGGTTAGCATGGATTATGACTCTCTAACTCCGATATCTTGATTACAATAGATCATTACTTTCGTGTCCGCGCGACTTCAAATCAGGGCTGTTTTAAAATGGCTACTTTTCTTTTTCGCTCCTATTAAGTAAAGTGGTCCCATCATAACGAGAAGGAAAAGTAAAATGCCTCTTGCAAAAGCCACTCACAAACCCAGTATTAATGTCGTCGCTAATCCTCGTGTAGAGAAAGGAATCACTCCAAAACAAGAAGAGTTTTGTAGAATTTACGTTTGCGAAGATGTCAGTCAGACTGAGGCGGCTGTGCGAGCAGGATATTCTGTAAAGTCTGCCCACGCTATTGCATCACAATTACTCAATGGGCAAAGGTATCCTCAAGTTGTGCAAAGGATAGGTGAACTAAAAAGTGAGCTATCTAAAAAGTACGAGGTAAGTTTTGAAGGACACGTTAAAAAACTAGCCGAGATACGTGATGCTGCCCTTGTTGGAGGAAACTTCGCAGCGGCAGTCGCAGCCGAAAAATCTAGAGGACAAGCGGCAGGGATCTATATAGATCGTAAAGAAATCCTTCATGGACGTATTGACCAAATGGATAAAGAGCAAGTTATGAAGGAAATAGAGCGTTTGCAAAAAGAGTTCCCTGCACTCGCTGTAGTCGCTGAAGATAATATGGTCATTGAGGGTACGGCACAAAAAAAGATAACAAAAGACCCTACTTGATAAATTCCTGTGTTATGGTTAGGTACGATTAATTTAACCTACCCGAAGAAAGGGGTTTTGATATGGCTACTAAATTTTATGAGTGGACTAAAAAGTTAGGACAGCAGCATTTCTCAATGGCTGATGGCACAGGCAGGACATTATGTGGGATGCCATTGCTCGGCAACAATTATGCCACAGACTATTACGACGAGGACAAAAGGCCTTGTCCCAAATGCGCTGAGCGTATGGATTTTATTATAACAGGGGAGCTCGTAGATTAATGGCTGATGCAAGTGTTTTATTGACTACGTTGTGGTATACAGAAACTACAAATGCAGAGGGCAATCCGTACAC